CAATAGTTAGGATTAATAAGCGTTTAAACGCTGTGCACAGCTCCAGTCAGCTTGGCGGCTATGCTCATAAGCATAGTGTGGTCAAGGTTAGGGTTGTCTTCTTGTAGCTTTAAAAGAAAGAGCTTATATGTCGAGTATATTTTCACCTCTCTCGAACGTATAGGCTCTTTTTCATTGCCCATATATATACGTTCTATGTTAGCCATGGCTATCCTATTTTAACAATTACATTCCCATTCAAATAAGGGAGTATTCTCTCCAACGTATGCACCCAAGGTGTTAAAATTAAACCAGTCTAAAGCGTCTTCTTCAGACCAGTCGTTATCTTCCATTAGTTGTTGAATACATAGTGGGCTTGAATAAAGAACTACAGGAGTGTTGTCTCTAAAACCTATTCCTTTTATAGACCTATCATATCCATCAGCAAACAATGCGTCAGGATTAATCTTTACTATATGTTCTTCTATTATCTTTCTTTCCATATCTATCTCCATTTCTTTAAAATAAAGTATACCATAAATTAAAGACCCCACACCTGAAAAGAGAAGTAAACAGATGTAGGGTCTAGGTCTGTAACGAGTAATCAAGTCTGTAGACTATGTGTTTTGTTTAATATTCAACAAATCTTGCAATATTCATCATAGGCTAGAATTTTATATTTTTAATATGCTCATTGGAAAGGAAAGCATATTGAGTCTGTACTGTATCTAAGGCTTGGGTTGGAAATATGAAGCCTACAGCCGCATGAAGATTACTCGAAATATTTAGTTTTGCCTATAATATATGTAAATATACTAAAAATCAAGAGAAATCTTTATTTTTGAGGCACGAGGATCAACGAGAAACGATTTTTATTAACTGATTAGTCCTGTGGGACTCGGCGAATTAGCTTTAAAACCTCTTCTTCGATATGTTCTGGCTTCATATATTTCAACAACTCTCTTATGAATTCTTCTAATCGATCTAGGGTTTCGTCAAGACTTGCTAAGTCGTGCATTATTCTGTCTCCTTTATATTAATTTCTTTTATTAAAAATGCACGAGCTGTGCCCTGAGTCCAGACCTTAATGATTCCGCCTTGCTCGTAGCCAGACTCTTTACTAGCTAGTTCGTTCTGCTTTGTGGCTGATAGTATCCACTGTGGTACTGAGGACTGAGAACTCTTAACCTCATAGCAGTGAGTCTTGTTATATACATCTAAGTGTTGGTATCTTTTGTCTAGGTTTCTAACACCATTTACTGCTTTGGCTATTCTACGTTCGTAGTGCTTGCCACGTTCTCTGTTGTTCCTGTTCTGTTTGTGTATTGCTGTTTCCTTCATGTCAATCTCCTATTAATTTAAAATACAAACATACCTTGCTTTTCTTCTAAAAGGCTTGATAGTGGGTTTAGCTGATAATAATATATATTATACATAGGTCTTTTTGATTTTTTCCCTTTTCCTATTGGAGTTCCTATAGGTAGGTATTTAGCTTTTTTAAAATAATCTTCTCGGCTTATCTGACCAATAACCCAAACATTTGTAAGGTTTTCTAAAGTTTCTAATGCTTCAGATGAATAAGTTAAACTCACAAATATATATATGTCTGGTTTTTGGTGCAAACTGCTTTCAGCTATAGAAGCCTCCCAATCCATTAAAGGATTAAATGTTCTTCTTTTGGTTTTAACTTCTACTGTTATATTGTTGTCTAAAATTAAATCATTATTAAATGTATCGTTTGTTTTAAACCTATCATTGTAATTAAGAACTGCAATCTCTCCCATTTTCCCAGCAGAATGACCCTCCCCTTTGGTAATAGAATTTAGATTAGCTCGGGCAAGATGCTTGGCTAAATTATTGGCTTCGGCCACATCTTCTTGAGTAAATTTATATTCCCACATTTTATTTCCTTTCTAATTTTTTCATTGCCAAAGATACTCTTCTGTGGGTTTCTTGTCTTGTTACACCATCTTCATCAGCTATAGTTTGGTAAGTTTGTGGTGTTGGGTCTTTAGGATCGAGGCCAAATCTTTTAATAACTGCAGTTTTTCTGTTAGGTGTAAGAAGTTTAAGCAACCGGTCAACTTCCTCTTCTAATACTGAGGGTTCGTTGTTGGTAACAGCGTTTAAACACTCTAAGAACCTACGTCTTTGTTGGTCTATAAGTGCTTCTTCTCTTTCTATATACCTTTCTCTAACTAATACTAAGTCTGATGGCTTGGGATGGAGCACAGCTCCGCACTCACACTCGAGTTCATAGCTCGTATACTTATCTTGGGTATGAATAATAGTTCCTACGATGATACCTTGATGATCTAGGTGTATTTCATATCGATGGTCAACTATTGCTACCCTATCTCCGTAATAAAACTTACGTGGTTTTTTCATTTATCACCTCGTTTAAACACGCTTTGCAATTAACTAGCACTTCTTCATCACATCCTGAACCATTGATACATTCGGTATCTTCTGGTGCAATCAGGCGATAGATTTTTTCTAACCTATCCCATAAATCCATGTTAGACAGGACATACCTGTTTCCATGCACAGTTCTTTTCTGAACTGTTATTAAATTTTCCTTTACTGATGCCGGATCGGCAATCAAGTTCATAAAATTAGACTTGTTGTTCTTAACTATGGTCACAATTTCTTGTGCAACTTTGTCATCAATAGTTTTAGGTGGGTCAAGGGACAACTTGTCGCCATTAACTGTCATGCCGAACCCATTATCTTGTATGTATTCATACAATTTTATAATTGTTTCTACTTTTCTAAGGTCTTCTAAATGTTCCATTTCCCATCACTCGTTTTCTCTGGTTCATCTTCTTTTACAGGTAAAGCAAACTTGTCTCCCACGCTTACCACATAGCCCTTGCCTTTCCATTCAGACATTCTTGTTGCCATGTTCTTACCATCCATGTATGAATTAATTTCAGGTAGCGTTTTAGCACCTGTAGCTAAGAAATTCATTACCTGATCGTACTGAGTTTGCCCATCTTTCATGGCTGTTTTAGATATTTCTTTAGAATCAATCCGTTCTATTTCACTAAGTCGATTATTTTCAAAGGTAAACTGCCAACCCATCTCTTTAAATAGACCTGTGTTGTTAGCTTTCCTATGAAACAGTGCAAACTTGGTCAAGTTTTCCCCAACCTGTTGGTCTTTTAATACTTCCCATACATGGCGAGATAGCAATGACTTGTAGGTAGAACCAAACAATGCCTTCAGCCCAGTTTCTGCCTTGTTAGGGTGGTCTATGACTAGTGCTGTCACATTAAGCGACCTGATGGCTGAAAATGCACCGGTTACAACCTTCTGCTCACTGGCATCATTGCCTAGTGCCGCACCCATCGAGTCAATGACAATAAAATCTATCTCATGTTCAGAAACTACTTGCTTTATTTCTTCTATGCCATCTTCTAGCCCTGTAGACATACGTTTGTACCAGATGTGGGATTTCCCCTCTAGTTTTAGCACATTTCTGATAGAAGTAATCCTTGCAAGTAAATCTCTATGAGTTGTTTCCCAGTCTAGGTATAGAACATTGCCTTTTCTTACTTCTAACCCTTCAAAACTGTATCCTGCATCCACTAACACAGCACAAAGCTGTGCAAAGATAGACTTACCGGCACTCCCAACACCAAATATTAGTGTCGGGTTATCTCTTTCAATGATAGGGTAGATCATCCATTCTTGGTCTTCCATGTCCTCTACTTCACCGGTCAATAACATTTCTGGCGAACCAGTTCTGTAATCTTCTAGCACAGATTCACAAAGTTGTTCCATAATATCAGACCACTCGTTAAGTTCTATGCTTGGATCGGATTGGTGTAATGTTTTGGCAAACGTACTTCTGCTAGTAGGACTGGTCAGAGGTATCTGTCCACTTCTCAAGTGTCCTTCAGTAGTAACACGATTAGAAATAAACTTAACCTCTGCCTTGACAGACTTATCAGAACCAGTCCTAAAGTATCTAACCCTTGCTTCTATGTTGAGATCGGGCCATGTTAGTATGTAGTTTCCTGCACCTCGTATGCCTTGCAATGCAAAATTTGCTGTTCTATTAGGTTGTTGTTCTTCATTCATCAATTCGCTTGGGTCTAACATTTGCACCACTCCCTTTTGTTTTTTCTACTGGTTTTTCTATAGGCTTAAAGGGTAGCTGTTTCGGTTGAGGGGGAATGTAGATTTGTTTCTCTAGTTCCCCCAAGTTAGTCAGTCGTATTTCTTCTTCCTTTAATCTGTTTGTTCTTCGCCTCTCTCTTAGCATATCCCTTTGCAGTTCTTCTCCACTACAGGCAGGACACCAGATAGGTGCGTGTCTATAATCTAGTTCACACTGCATCAAGCACCTACCAATGAAGAATTTAGATTAC